ATTTTTTCCCCCTCTGAAAAGAAACGAGGTAAATTTTGACCGCGTTGGTCAATATGGGCTCGGATAGTGATTGCAACACGAAAGCGGTTTTGCCTTGGCCGTTTCCGAGCCTTGATTGCAAGGCGCACGAAAGGCAGGTGCAAGAATGGACGGAAAGACGATACAAGACAAAACCATCGACAAGATCGAGCAGACGATGCGGAAGTGGATTACGGATCACCTGGAGGACTACGAGACGATCCCTGCATGTCAAATTGTGACCAGCACGCAGGGGAAGCTGGTGATCAAAGGCAATCCTGCCGCTCAGGAGATCCGGGCCGCGTTCAAGGACTATTGTTACATCGTGAAGGTCCAGCGCGATCTGGCCGGCGAAGAGTCTCCCGCGCCGGAATCTGTTTCATCGGTTGAAGAGCTCCGGAAGAAGCTCCGGATCGCTAAATGATCAAAGGGAAAACAGAAGCACGGCTATATACGCCACCGCTGAGGGAATTGACGGAGGAGACATCTCTCGGCTATGCGGCGATAGAATACGCCAACAATATCCTGCACAAGACGCTCTATCCGTGGCAGGAATGGGCGCTGATTCACATGATGGAGATCGTCGGAGATCTGATGACGGAATGGAAGTTCAGATTCCGCACCGTCCTGATCGAGGTTGCTCGTCAGAACGGGAAGACGGTGCTCTCGGAAGTGATTGCGTCCTTTTTTATGAACGTGCTCGGCGTTGAGTCTATCTTCGGGACTTCTCTTTCGCTTGATAAGGCGGAGGAGGTTTGGGAAGCGGTGATCAATGATCAGGAAAGCATCCCGGAGCTCTCGAAGAGCATTGATCGGGTATCGCGGACAAACGGCAACAAGCGCTTGATCCTGAAGGGGCTGCGACAGTATAAGGTCGGGGCTCCCACCAGACGCGCAGGCCGTGGCGATTCTAATGATTTGGTCATGCTGGATGAGCTCCGCGAGCATCGAGATTGGGAAACATGGTCGGCAGCAGTCGCGTCTACCGTGGCGAAGCCGAACGGCATGGTGCTTTGCTTTTCCAACGCGGGAGATCCTGCGAGCATTGTGCTCCGGCAGATTAGATCCAGCGCACTCGGGAAGCATGAAGATTTTGGCGGCGACATAGAGAACGACGGAACGCTTGGCCTGTTTGAGTGGTCATCACCGGACGGAGCAGCGACGGACGACATGGAAGCGCTCGCCCAGGCAAATCCTGCTTTAGGATATGGGTATTTAACAGAGCGGGCGCTCCTGTCTAATAGATCGACCTTCCCGGAAAACAAGTTCCGCTCAGAGTGTATGTGTCAGCAGGTCGAGACGATCCTTCCGAATCCATTCCCGGACGGAGCATGGGAGAATGCGCTTGATACGGAGTCGCAAATCGCACCGGAGAGCCCGCTTTTCTACGGACTTGATCTGTCATCAGATAGGCGGTGGTCTTCCATCGCGGTCTGTGGTATGCGCGAGGACGGGAATTATCATATCGAGGTTATAGCGAGGCGGCCCGGGACGGATTGGGTCGTGGATTGGTTCCGGGAAAGATCTGTCCGCGGAAAAATGAGCGTCGCTTTTCAGACAAGGGGCGCGCCTGCTGCCGGACTCGGTGAAATGGTCTGCACTCTTCCGAACGTTGAGCGGATCGCAATCGAAGGCGGCGAGCTTACGAACGGCTGGGGGCGCTTTTATGACGCAATCTCCATCCATGCACCGCAGAAAGACGGCGAAGCTCCGCGGAGAGGGATTAAGATTTATCACCTTGCGCAGCCTGTTCTTGATACGCCGGCAAAGACCTGTCAGCTTCGGAATATTGGCGGCGGCGTAGAGCTCCCTGACCGCACAAAGAGCCCGGACGATATTGCTCCGCTGTTCGCGTGTTTCTGTGCGTTTGCGGCGGCGACGCGGATTAAGTCTGAAAAGAAAATATATGAGTCCTCTTATGCGCAGGGCGCGGGGGTGCTGTTTATATGATGGATTATGTGCTCCCTTTTGTTGACGGTGAAGATCCTTGTTGGAAAGCGGAGTATGAGAAGGCCATCGGGAAAAATATCGATGTGTCACGCTTCCGACCTTTCGGCACTCTCCGATATGCTTTCCGATCTGTTGCGGTAAATATGCCGTTCATTGATCGGATCGTCCTGATCGTGAGTGCTCCGTCGCAGGTTCCCGAATGGGTAAACCGCGATAAGGTGCGGATCGTTCTGCATGAGGACTTTATGCCGGCAAGACACCGGCCCACGTTCTCCAGCTCCGCGATTGAGTCGGATATGTGGCGAATCGATGGGCTGTCTGATCGGTTTGTATACGGGAATGATGATTTTTTCGCGCTTCGTCCGATGGATGAGGGCGCGTTTTTCGATGGTGAAAGGCCGCGCTTGTCTTTCGATGAGTCGGATTACCATGTGCAGAACATTTTCCGCCGGAGCTGCCGGAACGGAATGGACCTGGCTGCGGATGCCGCCGGTGTACCGCGGACGGACAAATGGACGCTCCTGAAGCCTCAGCACTGCATGAAAGGGATTCTGACGCGGCACATGAAGGAAGTCGGACAGATTTGCGGGGATCGGATTGATTCCACCGTGACGGTCCAGCGCACCAGGCAGAACGTGACCGGCTATATTTACAATTATTTCGCTATGTACAAAGGCGAGTATGCACCGTTTGGCGCGTCCTTCGAGTATGTCCGCATAAATAACGACTTCGGGCCGGTGGTCAGGAGCGTGGCGGAGAGAGGGACGGACATGATTTGTATAAATGACGCTGGCGATCTGGACGCGGAGCACTATTCCGCGGCATGTCAGGCGCTGGCGGATTGTTTTGAGCACATCTTCCCAGAAAGGTCTGTTTATGAAAGCTAAGAAAACAGATGCGAGGTTTTTCCGCATCATTATCCCGACATATAACGGCAAGGAGTTCCTGCCGCGCATGGTCGAGACGATCCGCGGACAAAGTATCGATGATTATCACCTGATCATTGTTGACGATCAGAGCACGGATGGAACGACCCCCGAAGTCGCGGAGAGTTTGAATCCTGATTTGCTGATCCGCATGGAGCGCAAAGGCTATGCTGCCGGAGCGCGAAACGAAGGGATGAAGCATTTCACGGACGATACATACACGCTGTGGTTCGATGACGATGACATCTTGATTGACGATGACGCGCTGAAAAAGCTGAAAGAGTGCGCGGAAGCGAACAACCTTCCTGACATCGTGCGTTTCAACTTCATAAAGACGGCCCTTTCGACGGGAATGCGCGGAAGACATCACGACCGCTACCCCGACCCAATCACTCCGGCGGACATCTGCAAAGAGGTTCAATGGGGGATGCCGTGGACGAAGGCCGTCCGATCTGAAAAGTGTGTGGAGTTCCCGGAATGGCTGTCCGTGGATGATTGTTTTCAGCATATCATGCAGTGCGATGTCTGCGAGACGGCAGCAGTCGTCCATGATGATCTGTATGAGTGGCTTGTGCGTGAAAATTCCACAACGACCTCAGTGGTAAACGTGAGAAGGGACTCCGGCTTTTATCTGGAAGTAGGAACGCTGATGCGAATGCGTGAGCAGATGCGTCACGAATGGGCGAAGGAAGCGATTGACGCGCGGATCGCCTGGATTAAGCGGCGGAATTTAGTAGGAGGATGAGGCGATGGCTTCAATTATGGACAGGCTCCGGGCGTTTTTCGGGCCGACGGTCGTGCAGATCTCGCTTGGAAGCGACGCTCCGACGCAGGTGCTGAATTATACCGCGAGCAAACTGTATCAGACGCAGGACAACCTGCAAGCGGTGGTCAATTTTCTATCAAATAGTATCGCACAGCTCCCGCTGAAGGCGTACACGCGCGACGGCGAAAACGACCGCAGACGCGACCGCGATTCTGTTGCGGCCAGACTTCTGTGGCTTCCGAACAGGGATCAGACGGCTTATGAGTTTATTCGAGCGCTTGCGACTGAGTATTACGTTTTTGGTTGCGTATATGTTTGGGTGGCCATCGATGCGGACTCGTCATCTGGTTATCAAATGCGGATTATACCTTCCGAATGGGTGCTGGAGGCCGTGGGCGGCACTCGGTACGCGCCGGACGCGATACGGGTATCAACGAAGAATGGCCTGTGCGTGGAGATCCCGCGCGAGGAGTTTGTCTGCTTCAAAACATACAGCCCGGGAAATCCCGGAGGGTATATCTCCCCGATCAGCGGTCTGCGTCAGACGCTTCAGGAACAGATCGAAGCGGGCAATTTCCGGAAACAGCTTTGGCATAGTTCCGGCAGATTAAACGCGCAGATCACAAGGCCGAAGGATGTCGCACCGTGGGACGAAAACGCGCGGAGGACTTTTGCAGAGGCTTTCCGTGAAGCGTGGGGCGCTGGTGGTGACAAGGCAGGATCGATCCCGATCATGGAGGACGGGATGGAGATCAAGCCCTTCAATACTTCGTTCAAAGAGAGTCAATGGGCGGAATCGGTCAAGCTCTCCCGCGAGAGTGTTGCGGCGGCGTACATGATCAATCCATCCCTTGTATGGCACAGTGACACGCAGACATACGCGAGCAGCAAGGATAACGCGCGAGCCCTTTATGCGGAGTGCTTAGGGCCTGTGATTCAGATGATCCAGCAGCGAATCAATGCTTTCCTGCTGCCGATGGTCGGAGCTACGGATCGGACTTATGTCGAGTTTGATCTCCGCGAGAAGCTGAAGGGATCCTTTGAGGAGCGAGCGTCTATCCTTCAGAGTGCAGTCGGCGGCCCGTGGATGACAAGGAACGAAGCGAGAGCAGACAACAATCTCCCGCCGCTTGAGGGTGGCGATGATCTGATCGTCCCGCTGAACGTGACCGAAGGCGGACAGGCGAGCCCGACGGACACGCACATGGACGAGCAGGAGCCGATGACTACGGAGCCCGCACCTTTGAAGATGCGGAAGAAGGCAGATGTCTCCCGGACGCGGGTAAGCGCCACGCAGAGGGAAGAGGAGAGCATCGCAAAGGTTTTGAGCAAGTTCTTTAAGCGTCAGGGCGACAGCGTGATCCCGCGGATCGGAGCAGATTCCGATGATTGGTGGAACGGTAAGCGATGGGACAAAGAGCTCGCGGACGATCTCGAGCCACTGATCCAGAAGGTTGCAGACGCACACGGGACCAGCATGGCGAAGCTGATCGGATCGGAATACGACACCGAGCAGACAAGAAACTACCTTCGGAAAGTCGCAGAAGGACGCGCGGCGGCGATTAACGAAAGCACCCGGCGCAAACTTCAGGAAGTGATCGACGAAGCGGCTGAAGACGAGGAAGAGGATGAGGAGCGCACGCCGGCGCATGTTTTCGATGTTCGTGAAAATGCGCAGTCGGAAGCACTCGGACATTATGTCGCGCTTGCTGTGGTCGGCTGGGCGGCGATGCACGAAGCACCGGAGCAGGCAAAGCAGCAGGGAATCAACAAGAAGATCGAGAAGGTATGGGTGACGGGCGACAACCCGCGAAGCTCTCACGCACTGATGAACGGCGAGACTGTTCCGGTCGGTGAGGCTTTCTCAAATGGAGCATTCTGGCCGGGTGATGACAACCTGGAGCCGGAAGAAAGCTGTTACTGTAACTGCACCACGGAAGTGATCATCACGGAGGAGTAAAAAATGAAAATCAAAAGTTTTGAAGTCAAATACAAGGACGAGGGCAACGGACAGATTGAAGGCTATGCGAGCACATGGATCCGTCGTCCTGACAGTTATGGCGACGTTGTGAAGCAGGGAGCGTTCACGAACACCTTGAAGACCCGCTGGAATGGTGGCGTGGGCATTCCGCTTCTGTGGGCGCATCAGATGAACGAGCTGAAGTCCTTCATCGGAACGGCTACGGCAGACGAGGATGACAAAGGATTGCATTTCGTGGCAGATTTCGATGCTACGGAAGAAGCGCAGAGAGTCCGCGAGCTTTACAAGGACGGACGGCTCCGCAGTTTTTCTTTCGCTTATGACACGCTCGAGGAAGGTCTGGTCACGTTAGAGGACGGAACGAAGGCGAACGAGCTGCGCGAGCTCGATCTGTTTGAGATCTCTTGTGTGACTGTACCTGCAAATGACGACGCGCAGGTGGTAGATGTCAAGTCCGGAAGACGCAACAGCAAGAAGGACGAAGATGCGATCAAACAGGCTATAACGCTCTTGCAGGGCGTTTTAGATAGCACCGATGACGGAGAGGACGAACCGAAAGACAACCCGGCGGGGGAGGATCAGAAGGGGAGCAATCCTGAAGCGGAAAAGGTACTTGATTTTATTCAGAAACTTAAGGAGGAAGAAGCACGATGAACCTGAAAGAACAGATTGAAGCAAAGAAAGCCGAGCTCAAGGGCCTTGAGGCATCCGTCAAGGAAGGCAACGAGGAAGCAATCAAGTCCAGCACGGAGCTCATGGAAGAGATCGAGAGACTTGATGATCTTGTGAAGAAGGCCGAGAAGGCTGAAAAGATGCTTGAGAACATTGGAAAAGATGAGAAGGCGAAAGCCGAGGAGGATGAAATGACTGATCTGCACCTGGAAGACCTGAAGACCGAGAAGGGCTCCCGTTCCTTCGAGATGAAGGCATACACCGATAATGAAGCGTTGGGTGATACCCGTTTCGCTGACACTGATAGGAATGTGGTTGATCCGCAGCCGGAGCTGACTGTGCGCAGCCTGTTCGGTGCTGAGACCATCAGCGGCAACGCTCTGACCTACTTCGTGACCGGCGACCTCGAGGGCTCCATCGGTGTCGTGAACGAGGGCGCGGCAAAGAATCAGATTCACATTCCCTATGAAGCAAAGACCGTAGCACTCGAGAAGGTTGCAGCATTCATGAAGGAGACCGATGAGCTCCTGAGCGATGCGGCGTTCCTGGAGACTGCTCTGCGCAATCGTGGAATCTATGAGTTCCGCAAGGCTGTTGAGGAGAAGCTGGTCGATTCCCTGATCGCTGCCGGCGTGCAGGCTGGTCAGAGCACCATTACCTTCGACAACATTCTCAAGGCAAAGCAGGCAGTCAGAACCGCTACCGGTTATGCTCCCGATGCTCTCCTGATCAATCCTGTTGACCTTGAGGCCCTGCTCCTCACTAAGGACAGCAATCTTCAGTACCTGCTTGGCGGCCCTGCTTACGGCAGCTATGGCAACGGCGCATACGCGGCAAATCCTCGCATCTGGGGTCTGAACGTTGTCGAGTCTCAGGCAGTTCCCGAGGGCGCTGCAATCGTCGGCGCGTTCAAGGCTGGCGCTTCTGTTGTCACGAAGGCAGGCGAAGGTCTCCGCGCTGAGGTTTCCAACAGCGATCAGGACGACTTCATCAAGAATCGCGTGACCGTCCGCATCGAGGAGAGAATGGTCCTCGCTACCAGAGTTCCCGATGCGTTCGTGCTGGTCGGTACTGTGTCCTCCAGCTCGTAAGGAGGTCTTTATGCTGAAGGTTTACATGTATCGCGGCCGGAAGCATTACTTTGACGACAAAACGGCTCCTGCGGGCGCTGTTGAGGTAAGGGCAGAGGAGCCTGCAAAGGCTCCAGAGCCCGAGCTCGTAGTCGAGCAGAAGGAAAAGAAGGTCGCGAATAAAGCGAAAGCGCCTACCAACAAGGCGAAGAAAGGAACCACAAAATGAGTGCTACATTAACACCCTGGGGCTATTCCATCGAAAGCGACGCGGGACTTCCCGATCTTCTTACGGATGCGGAGTTCGATGCGCGTACTGCGTCGAAATATGACGGAGATACACGGATCGCTCCGGGGATTAGTGCTGCGTCAATGGCTATTCGGAATTATTGCGGATGGCATCTTTTCCCGTCCATGTCGTGCGAGTTCAATTCCACGTTTTTCGACAGGCGGGTGACAAAAGTCGGCTCCCATGTGCAGATTCAGCTCCCGGCAAGATTTGTGAGCGCGGTGGCCAGCGTTAAGATCGGCGGCGTGTCCTTTGAGACATTTTCCGTAGATCCCGCCGGCCTTCTCCGTGTTTTCGGAGTGGATTTTGCTTTTATCGGTCTCCATACGCCGATTGAGGTGAAATACACAGCCGGTGTGTCTGAAAGCATGGCCGGAGCGATCAAAGATGTTGCGACGGCGCAGATCACTCATGCAGTGGCGCAGAGCTATGGTGTCACATCGGAAGCATCTGGCGGAGTATCGATCACTTATAACAACAATTGGGCGCAGGGAGGACAGGCAGGAGCCCTTTCGGACTATGCAAAGGAAATCCTGAACGCGTACAGGTTGCAGGGGGTGTATTGATATGCTGAGTTTTTGGAGAGACACCATCACAAGAATCAGGCCCGGCACAAAGACCGAGCGCGGATCTACTGTTCCCGATTGGGAGCATGTAACGAGGAAAGATGTCCCTGGCTGTTCCGTTCAGCCTGCGAACACATCACTGTCCGAAGATGGTCGCGTTTTGGCTCTGACTGACGGACTGACGGCGTATGTCCCAAAAGATGCGGATATAATCGCGGGCGACCGGATCGAGTACAAGGGCAAACCCTACACGATCAACGGAGACCCGAGACAATGGCCTTCCGCTACGGGAGGTCTCGATCATATCCAGCTTAATCTGATGAGATGGAGCGGCTGATGGCAAAGCAGATCAAGATAGAATTTTTCTCCGAAGGATTCCATGAAATACTCGTTTCCGACGGTGTTCGGGCGCTTGTCGATGAGGCGGCGACCGGCATTCAGGAGCGAGCAAATGGGAATTTGCAGGAGCAAAGCGAAGGTTATAAGAAGACCGTGATGGTCGGTGGCTTTGGCGGCGGTCGGTGGGTTGGCTTCGTGCAGCCTATTGATCGCGCGGCGGCTCTGGCTGAAGCGGAACACAATGCACTTTCGGGAGCGGTTTAATATGATTATTCCTATTGCAATCGACATAGAAAACGAGATCAGGGAGGCTTTGATGCCCTATGTGACGGCGTACTGTCGTCCGCTCCCTGCGCAGTTTACCGTCCCCAGCATTGAGATCAGGAAGATCGGCGGAACGGAGCGGGACACAATCAATTCGTTCATGGTGACGCTATACGCGAGAGCGGAAAGCGAAGCTGCGGCGGATGAATTGCTCCGGAAGACGGTCGGACTGCTCAAGACCATCGCAAAGAATCAGTCGTCAGCTCTTCGACATGTAACTATTAACGCAGGCGGCAGTTGGGGCAACGACCCGGCACGGCCCGACCTGGCTATGTGTAGCGCGACGCTTATCGTCGTTGCTCACGAAACGACTATGGAGGTATAAGAAATGTCTGACGTTTTACTCGGCATTGGCCTTGCCACGGGTATGTTTTATCATGCTCCGGTCGGCACGACATTCCCTACTTACCCGGCAGAGGCTCTTGCAGCCGGATGGAAGCACGTTGGCGATGTGACCGCTGACGGAATCACCCTCACGATGGATAAGTCCACGGAAAATCTGAAGAATTGGGCGAATCAGCTCAAGCGCGTGATCCTTTCCGATCATAGCGAGACGATCCAGGCTCCGATCATGGATACCACTGAGGAATCCCTGAAAACTGTTCTGGGTAAGGACAATGTGACCGTTACTCCGGCAGCAGGCGGACACGGAAAGTTGATCAAAGCGTCCGTCTCCAGCTCCGATCTTCCCGATCCCGAGCAGTTCCTGTTCCTGATGAAGGACGGCGACAGCATGATCGCGATCATGTGCAAGGGACAGATTCAGTCCGTCGAGGCTGTTACCTTCGCTCCCGGCGGTAGTATCAATTGGACTCCGACTATCACGGCCCTCGATAATAGCCTTGATATTATCGTGGACGAAGGACTTGGTGCGAGTTCATAAATGGTTGTCGAACTTAGAGACCCGAAGCAAATCGACTCCCTCGAGGTCAGAATCGGGGAAGAGTCGTATATGATCCCGTTAGGTACTGCGATGACCGTGAAGCAGCTCAAGGCACTGCGCACGGACGAGGATATTTACGCTTTCTTAGGCCAGCACATGCCGAAAGAAGTGGCTGATAGCCTCACTTTCGACAATCTCGCACAGATCATGAAGGCGTGGCGTGATGAGACCGAAAGAGTATCAGGTATCAACATGGGGGAATCTTAAGCCTCGCGGAATTTATCGACCAACACCGTGAGGCACTTGAAGCGGACTTGATGTCTACTGTTTACACTATGGACGATATAGGGAGCGTGCTTTCGTGGCGCTCCCTTAAGTCGTTCATTTTTCATCTTCCACCGGAATCAGCAATCCGGCGGGAGCTTAATCCCGAAGTATACGAGTGGAGCACTCGGCAAAAGACGAATGCGATACTCGCGGACATTTATGACATATTGGCTGTGATCAACAGCAACCTGATGGCGGTCGGCTCCCACAAACGGCAGAAGAGACCGAAGCCGTACCCGAGACCAGGGCAGAAGGAGCCGGAGAACGTTAGGAAAATCGGAAAAGGTGCAGTCTCGCATGACGAGCTGATCGCCTTTTTTGAGAAAAAGAGGGCAGAACATGGCAGGAAATGCACCGGAAGTCGCACGGGCGACAGTGACGATCATCCCCTCGATGGAGGGAGCACAGAAAACAATATCTGACGAGCTCGGCGCGGCGGCGGACTCTGCCGGTGGTTCCGCTGGTAAGAGAGCCGGATCTTCTTTTTCCTCCGCGCTGAAAGGTGGGCTTGCCACGGCTGGCGCGGCTGTTGCGGCTGTCGGGACTGCTGCCGTCGCTGGCGGAAAAGCGCTCGTCTCCGCTGCCGGTGATGTCGCGTCTTATGGCGACGAGATCGACAAACAAAGCCAGAAGCTCGGCCTGTCCGCGGAAGCATATCAGGAATGGGATTTCGTTTTGCAGCATTCCGGCACTTCCATCGACTCCCTTAAGGGCGGCATGAAGGTGCTGAACAACACAATGGCCGACGCTGGATCCGTGATCAACGAGACACTTGCAGCGGAAGCGGCGCTGGATGATCAGCTTGAAGCCGGCACGATTTCTTTGGATGAATATAATGCGCAGTATGAGGATCTCTACGCGGGCGCGTATGACAGCTTAGGACCGCTCACGGATTTGGGCTTTTCTATGGCCGAAATTCATGAGATGTCCCAGGATTCCGACCTCGCTCTGGCAAAGGTTGTCACGGCCCTGCAAGGTATGCCCGAAGGAGCAGAACGGGCGGCACTCGCTCAGGATCTGCTCGGACGGTCAGCGCAGGAAATGGGCGCACTGCTGAACACTTCCGCAGAAGACACGGCAAACATGATCCAGCAGGCGCACGACCTCGGCGGCGTTATGGGCGATGAAGCCGTCAAATCAAGCGCGGCATTCCAGGACAGCCTGCAAAACATGACGACCAGCCTGAGCGGTCTGAAAAACAATATGATGTCGGAATTTCTACCGTCCCTGACGACCATCATGGATGGAATCACCGGCATCGTAAGCGGTGACACCGATGGCGGTCTGGGAATGATCACGGAAGGGATCAAAGGTTTTGTCGATAACCTGATGACAATCCTGCCGCAGATGTTAGAGGTCGGTGTCGGGATCATTGAGGCACTTGTGCAGGCGATCATCGACAACCTTCCCCTGCTGATTGATACGGCAGTCCCGCTTCTGATGGAGATCGTGCAGGCTATCATTGACAACCTTCCGGCACTATTGGAAGCGGCGACGCAGATCATCATTGAGATTGCTTTGGGAATTGCAGAAGCGCTCCCGGAGCTGATCCCGACGATTGTAGACACGATCATTTTCATCGTGGAGGCTTTGATTGACAATATCGACCTTCTGATCGATGCCGGAATCCAGCTCATTATTGGACTCGCGCAAGGTCTTATAAATGCGCTCCCGAGACTGATTGAGAAAGGTCCGGAGATCGTGATCAAGCTGGTCGAAGCGATCATCGAGAACGCTCCGAAACTGCTCGAAGCGGCAACGCAATTGATCCTTATGATGATCGAGGGCATCGTGAATCTCTTTGGAAAGATTATCGAGACCGGTGCGAAGATCGTGGAGAGCGTCAAGGATGGTTTCTCGCAGAAGGTGCAAGACGCAAAGAATTGGGGCAAGGATCTGATTGACAACTTCATCGGCGGCATAAAGGAAAAGTGGGAGCACCTGAAAGACACGATCAAGAACGTTGCGCAGTCCGTGAAGGACTTCCTCGGCTTCTCTGAACCGTCAAAAGGCCCTCTTTCCAACTTCCACACCTACGCGCCGGACATGATGGAGCTCTTTGCGAAGGGAATCCGTGACAATGAAGGCGTGATCACAAGCCAACTCGAGAGTTCTCTCGACATCGGCGGGGCTTTCATGCTGGAAGCGCCTGCTGCCGGTGGGGATATGATTTCCGCGCTCAGAGGGGCGCTGGAGGGGCTTGCCGGTGATATGGTGATCCCGATCTATATCGGACAGGAAAAGATTGATGAGCAGGTCGTGAGAGCGACGCAAAGGGCAAATTATAGGAGCGGCGGACGATGAGCGATAAGATTATCTTGAAAATTGACACGAGTACGCTCGAGCTGACGAAGGATTCCTATCAGGAAACGCTCGGATCAGAAGAGCAGATCTTTAAGACGGAAGCAGGCACAAAAAACCGTCTTGTGCTCCGCACCGGGATTTATGGTCTGAGCGTGTCCTACACGGGAACCGAAGCGGAGAAGATCATCCTGGATGCAGCCGTGCAGGCGGATTCCGTTACCGTGACGGTTTGGAATGAGACTACATCTGCGCAGGTGACGCACACGATGTATATCGATCCGGGATCTTATAGCACATCTTTGATCTCAGAGGACAGCGATCACAGATACTACTCTTTCAGCTTTAAGTTGGTAGACCTCGAATCCGCCTGATGGAGGCATCTTATGTATAGTGTATCCCCAGAATTTATAGCACAAATGGATTCCCCGGTGCAGCGCCACAAGGTGAGCGGCACCATCGGAAGCGCATCTTTCGGCCCCGCTAATATATTGGCGGGGTCTTTTTCTATAAATGCTCGGCTCTGTTCAGAGCAGGAGATCCAGATCGGGCAAGTTTATATCACGGAATTAAGCGCGACTTTCCGGAATGTGTCCGTCAATCCGGGCGAATGGCAGGGGAAGGTTATCACGCCTGTTTTCTCGCTGAAGACGGAGAACGGCTGGGAAGATGTTCCGCTCGGTGTGTTCACGGTCGCAGAAGCCACGATCAGCGCAAGCGGGGTGACTGTCAAAGCGTATGACAACATGGCGAAGTTTGACAAGTACTGCACGACTTACCGCGGAGCAGGCGGCGGTGCTGGCGTGGAAGGTGCGACTTCTGTCGTTGTTGGACGGACGACTTACGATATGCTCCAGATGATCTGTCACAAGGTCGGCGTTGAGTTTGGAATGACGCGGATGGAGGTTGCCGCGCTCCCGAATAGTGGGAACGGCTGGGATCTGTTCTCTGACAATGATATTACGACTTACCGCGATATGCTCTCCTGGATGGCGCAGACGCTCGCTTGCAACGCCACGATTAACAGAGAAGGAAAGCTCGTCCTTGTGCCGTTCAAGAGTGCGTCGGATTATACCTTTGACGATGAACACAGACACGAAGGAGCGAGTTTCAAGGACTTCACGACACGGATCACGGAGATTTGGCTTGACTGCAAGCCGATGGAGAAGTCTTATTCCTACCATGTCACGCCGAACAACGGACTGTCTTACGAATTAGGGCAGAATCCGTATCTGCAAATTGGCACGGCAGAGGATCGCGATGACGCGATGAATGACATTCTGACGGCTTTGCAGGAAGTCAATTATACGCCGTTCGATGTCAATCTCACGGGATGTCCGATTTTCGATTTGGGCGATGTCCTGACTTTCACGGGCGGGATCACGGGCGGATTGAAGAAAGGCGCGGTGACATCGTTCACCTACACTTACAATGCAGCCTATAAGCTCGCCTGCGGTGGGAAGAATCCGGCAGAAGCAAGCGCGAAAAGCGCAACGGACAAGCGCATGGACGGGATCAATTCGTCTGTGACCTCGCAGGGGAAGCAAGTGATGGTGGTTCGGAATGCTGAATCCGTTACGCTGGGCGATGGATCCGAAGTGACTGTGATTGATTATCCGTTTGAGGTGACGGATTCCGTGAATCTGACCATTGTCAGCACACAGATCCTGATGACCACGGAAGCCACGGAAACGGAAACGGGCGATGTGTTCACGATTGGCGACATTGTAGCGCGGGCGATTCTTTATCTTGACGGAATCGAGATCGGTGATCTTTATCCCGAATTTATTGTGGATGAAGGAACGGACACGATCAATTTTGATTATTCGCTGAAAGATCTGACGGTCGGAGCGCACAATTACACCGTCAAATTAGAGCTGAATGGCGGCGATGGCGAGATTAACGAGAATGATGTACACGAAAGTCTGTGGGGATATGGAATCACATTTGAGGTCTATCTGAAAGCAATTTCCGTCACAAATGGTCGCGCGGTCTTCCGAATTGGCGAAACGCTTGATACCTCTGATTGGAATGTGCGCGGAATCAATAACAACGGGACGATTATTTCCCAACTTGCGGGATGGACTACTGATCCGGCAGACGGAACCATATTGGATGAACGCGGCGAGATGGATGTGGAGGTAAACTACGAAGATAAAAGTGCAATTTATCCTATTGAGGTAGTTTATGCGCCGTATGACGGGTGCAAGGTTTATTTCTACGATCAGTCTCTGCGACTGTGGGACGAAAACGGAAACAAAGAAACGGTCCGGAGCATAAGCAACGCAGACTTGATTTGCAACGACCATGAGTTTGTTTCTTGGCACAATCCTAGCGTTACATACGAGGGCCGTGATGTGCAGGCAAATTCCTCTCCAGCTTCATCTCCCGAATCGTATACAATGATTGACGGCGCAAAGGGTGGATATATTTACTCGTCTTATGCGAACGGAGAGAGAACATTCCACTATGTTATCGGCAATTCCGAGGAAGGTGATATTTCAGAGACAGACATCGGAAGTTATTCGGGAGGAGGTGGATTATCATACCAAGTTGGGGTCGTTGCAAAAGGAGTTTACAAAGGAGATATTCATCCGTTCGTAGATACTCCCGCGGATGATTCATCGAAGTTCCGATATGGCTACGTTGACACAAAAACCGGGAGTGTAGTTCCCGCTTATATTGATCTGTTTGACTTGGGCTTTGGCGCGTCTACCGGGTATTCGTGGGCGAGTACTTCATGCAGGCTTGAAAATGGTGATTCGTATTTCTTTGTCGGCTATGGTGTGCCGAAGATCATGCACACTTACATCAACGGGCAACATAATTGGTATGATCTGTCGAGCATTGATTCGCTTGCTTACAGGTCTAGGGATGATTTTAAATACGGCTTGTATCATGACAAGGTTGCTAATTGTTTGGTGTTGTACATTTGCAGAATAACCGGGTTTAACACTCCCCACACGTATTGCGCAACGAATTGTTATAAGTTGAATATGAACGGGCATACGGTCATCGGATCTGTCGCCCTTCCTGCGTATTTGGATGTTCCTGTGTCTCCTGACGCGGGGGATATTCGCTGGAACGAAGAGGCAGATTATTTCAGGGTATGGATGAATGTTTCGGACATTAACACCTATACCCCTGAAACCGTTGACGGAATCCGTGCATCAACTTTTGACCTAATGCTCCACTTTTCGTCTGTTCCGGATGCTTACCGTCTGTCGAAACCTCGCAATTATGTCGATTTTTCCGCATCTGATTTAGGGCCTGCGGATAGACAATATTTAATCGGCACGACATATAATGCAAGCGTTAACAGCAATGCGCAGCGTTGCGTCTATGTGGATAATCTTTATATGCAGGACAGCGCTGGGAATGTGGTGAAGGAGTGGTAATTTATGAAAACTTTCAACTATACCGGATCATCAAAAGTGATTAGCCGGATCGTGAATCTGCTCAATCGAAAGGCTCCGTTGCCGTTAGATGGTGACGGAGATCCTTCGTGGGGTGCGCAAGGTCAGGTGCTGACGACTGACGGAACGGGTGCGACCTATTGGAGCGCAGGCGGGGGAAGTGGTGATTCTGTGACATGGACGCAGATTCAAGGCTCAGGCACGAAGATCGCGGAGATCGAGATCAACGGAGCAAGTCAGGATGTCTACGCTCCCAGCGGTGGCGGTTCGTCTTATTCCGCGGGCGATGGCATTGATATAACGAGTAATGTGATTAGTTTGGCATGGTTCGCCGTTGTGAATGGGGAATTATGTCAGGTCTATGATGACGGACAATAAGGAAGGAGAGCGAAATGGCTACACAATTTGATCCGATAGCGAAAGATGAAAGCCTGAATACCACGGAAAGCCCGTCTAGGAATGTCGCAGATGTCCTTGCACAAGGGTTAGATGCGATTGAGCAAGCAATAGCAGGCGGTTCCGGCTCTGGCGGTCACACCATCGTCAACGCATCAGGGACGGACATGACGCAGAGAGCGAAGATGCAGTTTGTCGATGCAGTGGTGACTGATGATGCCGTGAATGATGTTACGAAAATATCTACGACACCTGCGAGTTATCCGTCAGCGAATGTGACTTATGGTTCGGGGAGCGTGGAAGATGCGTTGGATGGATTGGCTATACAGAATTTATGGATTCTATATGGGCATACCGCACCAAATACAGCGTCAGCGACTTGGAATACCGATTCTAGGGTTAGTAGGTCTGTTCTTTTAAGCGTACAGGTAAAATTGCCGGATGATGGTTGGTACATCATGGCGCAAACATCTGGCTTTGTGAGTCTCGCACAGGTTGATTCAACAGGATATCCAATTTTATACATTCAAAATGCAACTTTTTATGACAAGGATTGCAGGGCAATATATATGACCATATCGTAAGCAAAGGAGAACAAATGAAACCTTGCCGATGGAAGATTTTGACGATGATTGGGATGATATTTGGGAGGGAAAATCCGATGGAGAAATCAATTAAAGTTGCTATTGTCGGCGCATTTTCCGCGCTTACGGCGTGGCTCGGCGTTCTTGCGATTCCCGTCTATTTGCTCGTGGCCTGCAATATCATCGACTACTTCACGGGAATCATGGCAGCATTATCGCGGAAAGAAAAAGTATCATCGGACATCGGGATCCGTGGGATCGCAAAAAAAGTTGGTCAATGGCTTTTGGTCGTGGTCGGCTGGTTCGTCGATCTGATGATCGAATATGCCGGACACGCTATCTCTCCCGATTTTTCCGTTCCAGTGGTCGTGGCGATCTGCGTGGCATCGTGGCTGGTGTTCAATGAGCTAATCAGCATTTTGGAAAATCTTGATGAAGTAGGCGTTCCCCTTCCTGGATTTCTGCGGAAGATCGTCTACTTCTTCCTAAAAAAGGTTGAGGACATTGGAGACGCGGCTACACCGAGCGAAGAGGAGGGCAAAAATGCGGAAAGTCATTGATTTAAGTCAGCACAACTCTTTTCCTACTTCTTGGGAAATGGTCAAGCTGGAAGTGGACGGAGTGATTCTGCGGTGCGGGTATCGCGGTTACGGAAAATCCGGCACTCTCGTTGAAGATAAGAAATTCCGCCACTTCAAGAAGATGTGCAAGCTATACCAAATCCCGTGGGGCGTTTACTTCTTTCCGACTGCGGTCAGCATTTCCGAAGCAAGAGAGGAATCCGGCTTCGTGGCGAATCTCATCGCCGGAGAGGACATCAGCTTTCCCATCTTCGCGGATTCCGAGAAATCCCATCCGCTCGGTCTCGGTCGCTCCGACAATTTGAGCAAGGCCGACAAAACGACTTATCTGATTGAATTTCTCGAAGGGATGAAGGTCTACGGATACAACGCCGGAGTATATGCTTCGACATCATGGTTTAAGGATAGGCTTGACGATTCCAGATTGCTCAAATATCCGCATTGGGTGGCGCAGTACGCCAAAAAATGCACCTATTCCGGCAATATGGACGGCTGGCAATTCTCGTCCAAAGAATCCGTCACGGGAATACCCGGCAGAGTGGATATGTCCGAATGGTACGGCCCACAGTCGGAGACGCACATGATCGCGCTCCCGACACTTCGCAGAGGGAATAGGGGATCGGAAGTGATTATTCTCCAGAGCAATCTGCAAAAGTGCGGATATGCAATTGCCACCGATGGCCGTTTCGGGCCAGCTACGGAATCCGCGCTCATTTCCTTCCAGCGTATGACGGAGCTGGTCCCCGATGGGATATACGGGCCGAAGTCTTACGCGATGATGAAGGAAGTCCTGAAATAATTTGTCCTGAATTTGTCCTGAAAATTGAAGAATGGCGGAAATACGCCGTTTATTTGGCAAAGATAAGGGGTTCAAGTCCCCCTCTCGCTATGTCCGCAGAAATGCCCCGGAGACGCTATTTCAAGGCTCTCCGGGGTTTTATTTTCGGCATTTTTGCGGATTGGCTTACTAACGATTTTTGGGCGTTTACCATGTGGCGTGGTAGAAAAATTTGTCCGGAATTTGTCCTGGAATTTGTCCTGGATTTGTCCTGATCGAAAGTCATCGAAAAGGATCGAAACGATGTTGCAACTTGCTGGTAACTTGCTGGCAACTTGCTGGCAACTTGCTGGCAACTTGTCCTAGAAATGGTCTCGGAGACCTATTTGCGGACAGATCCGTGTCAGAGTTCTCCGATCCTCTGCGCGATGTCAACCTTCGCCTGCTCCATCTGCATCGCATGGGTATAGATCTGTTTCATCACATGAGACGCGTCCGACCATCCGCCAGCTTCTTTGATCTGCGCTTCGCTGAATCCCAGATCGTGGAGATAGCTTGCGAAGAAGTGTCTCAATTTGTGCAACGGGAAGTGTGGTATGCCTGCTATGTCCTCAAACGCCGTCAGAGCCATTGTAAGGCGGCTTGCGCTTCCGTCATAGATAAATCCTTGCTGACGGATTAAATCGCCTAATTGGGGTGTTAAAACGATTGTACGGGCACTCTTTGTTGTTTTCGTTCCTTTGAGGACTGATCCGTGTTCGGATTCAACGAGGGCCTTGTTGATCGTCAGCACATTGTCCGCGGACAAATCGTCCAGAGTGAGCGCCATTATTTCGGATCGGCGCAGGCCATACGCACCGAGACGGATTGGAACCTCGTATTTCGTCCCAGAAACGGCTTTTAGAAGTTTCGTGACATCTTCCCTGCTTGGAATATAAACAGGGGCTTGTTGAGCCTGTGGGAGCTTTACAGAGGGTGTTTTGACTTCGAAAAATGATAGCAGCGCGGAAACGAATCCGCAGAGGTTCCGGCATGACTTCGGAGAATGATCTTCCGAATAATCATTTATGAGCTTCTGGAGCTGCTGCCTGCGGATCTCCGTGATTGGGATCGTCCGAAACCATTCCGGCAGAGCATTGAAACACGTTCTGTATCCTTTGAGCGTGGACGGAGACAAAACCTTCCCTTTTGCGGATCGGAACGCTTCCCACGCTTCCGCGACCGTCACCTTCTTCTGCAAGATCGGCTCCTGATTCTGCATTTCGTCCATGATCTCCCGTGCTTCTCTCTGCGTGGGCCTGTGATCGACTGTCTTTGAATATGTCCGTCCGTGCTTCATTTCACGGATTTTATATTTTCCTGATTCTGTACGCGTAATGTTCATTTTTGTATTTTCCCCCATATATGGTACAATATAAGCGGAAATCGACTATATGTTGAGATCTCCCCCTACAAGCCCTCTGCACTCCCGGCAAGTGCAGGGGGCGCTCTCATTCCGCGATGTGGATGAACAGGCGCGGATGATAATGATCTTCGTTTGCTCCGTGCCGGAGATCATAATCCAGGTGCGCTCCGTCAATGTTCTGTTCGTTTATCGGAATAACATTTTCATTGAATAGGCAGCCTACACGCTCTCCGGCGAGAAAGACATCACAGAACGGATCACCGGAGCCGGACCATTTCAGATCTATGCGGATCTCTTTCCCGTCCGTGTCTGGCATTGTCACGGGATCCTCGACAATTCCGTGAGAAACTACTTGCAGGCGTTTGAATCCTTTGAATCCCTTGCTATTGGTGAATGTCAGCGTTTTGGTAGGATTCAACGCTGGCTCTTTTTTCGATTTTTTCTTGAATAGGTTCATCATCCGTCTTCTCCTCTCCATACATATAATCCATTGATTTAAGATAGAATTTCGCCAATTTGTAGAGCGTTTGCAGATTCGGAAGGGAAACGCCCTGCTCCCAGGATGCGATTGTCGGCGTTGGTACCCCGATAACCTTTGATAATTCGGCCTGTGAAATACCCTTTTCCGTCCTGCATTTGATCAATGTCTCCCGTATGTTGTCCCGTATCATCAAATCATATTCCGTCATTGTTTTCTCCTCCTTCATCCTCACTATAACACTCTATTTTCGGATTTCCTATAAAAAACTATGAGATTTTCATAAAAAATTATTGACATATGAAATTTTCATAGTATCATTTTGAATGTGAGGTATGAAAAAATCATAGGTCACAGGTGCGCACCACCATATTTTTTTTACTATCGGACTATGAAAAAATCATAGAAAGGAGGTTCCAATGGTCGGCAAGAAAATCAAACAGTACCTGACGGACAACGGGATCAAGCAGACATTTCTAGCACAGAAGACAGGGCTTTCCGATACTGTCATTTCCGCAATCTGCCAGGGCGAAAGAAAAATAGATGTCATTGAGTATCACAAGATCTGCAAGGCTCTGAATGTCTCTATGGATCTCTTCATGGAAGACGAGGAGGAGGAGTAAATGGCAAGGTCAAATTTAGACACAGTCGGCAACGATCTGAAATCAATCCGTGTATGGATCGCCGGAATGATGAGGACGCGGAGAGTGTCGCAGAAGGAATTGGCGGATTATCTGGGAGTTTGTCAGCAGACTGTCTCAAATATCATCGCAGGCAGTCATGAAATGAAGGTCAGAGATTTGCTGAAAATCGAAGAATATTTCGGAGAAAGGTGGAGAGGATGAAAAAATTTTGGTTCGGCGTTGAATGCGTTGGCGCGTGTATCGCGTTCATCGGATTGGGTTGCGAAGCAGCGTCTGCGCTCGTTCCGGTCGGGGTTATCTGTTTCGGCGGGCTGATTTGCTATTTGGGGAAGACGATGGAGGACAGATATGCAGAGGTTTAATGCGGTTGTAATGGCGTTCATGCTGGGCGTGTCCGCAATCAGAGTTCCGATGCCCGTTGAAGCAGAAGTAAGCACACCGATTGACCAGCTCGTTGAAATCAATCAGGAGAATCGAGATCTGATCGCTCGCGTGGTCATGAGCGAAGCCAACGGAGAGCCGATGGTCGGGAAAGTCGCAGTTGTTGCAACGATTTTCAATCGAGCGCGGATCTATGACATGAGCATTTCAGAGGTGATTTATTCCCCCAATCAATTCAGCACAGCAGACAACGGAAAGCCAACGGCGGAATGCTACGAAGCGATTGACATCTACTGCAAAGTCCCGGAGCTATATCCGGACGACATGATCTATTTCCAGCTACACGATTATAGCAAGTACGGAGAGGACTTCCTGCCGATCGGGAGCCACTATTTCAGCACAAAGAAGGGAGATTGAACAATGTTATGGAGCATTTTGGAAAGCGGTCACATTTCCGGCATCATTCCGCATCCTGGTCAGTCCGTGGATGATTGCATTCTCGAAGAATTGGGCGTGAAAAGCATGGACGATGTCGCTTTTGTGGAGCCGAAGTTCTTTACCAGATGCCGCGGAGACCTCAATCGGGACTACTTCGGTTTAATGATGTTCGTCCGCAAATTTCCGCAAAACTGCGAGAAGAATCACATCGCCGGAATCGTCAGCGGTCATCCGGAGAAGGATTGGGCGCTCGGCACGGCAGTCATCGCAAGCTCGCGGAACGGCAGCAGGGTTCATATTCCGGACGGAATTGCCACAAAAGTCGGAGAAGCTTTGAGAGCGATGCAGAATGTCAAGCCGTTGCCGTGGTGCATCGTTCCGCAACCAACAGAGAGTAAGGAGGAGAATTAAATGGGTGATTACACACAGTATGGAAGAGATGAAGTCGTCACGCTGACGGCGAAGCACTTTGAGGATCTGATCCGCGATAACGAGCGGCAGGCCCACCAGATCCGTCAGCTCCGCGAGAAGCTGGGCGCGGTGATTATCGTTTTGCAGGGCAACTTCGATCAGAACCACAAGTGGATTGAGTACGGAATCGGCAGCGAGGTCGCGCAGGCGATTGGATGGAAGCCGGAAGAAATGGAGGTGGAGACGGATGACGGACAGTGATTATAGCACCATCCCTGCGCTTCGCAGGTCTGCGCTGTGGGAATTGAGAAAAAGTCCTGCGCATTACAAGTATGCAGTAGAGCATCCGGAAGAACCGACACCGGCCCTGCTGTTTGGGATCGCGGTTCACATGGCAATCCTGGAGCCGGAACGATTCAAAGACGAGTACATCATCGCTCCGAAGATCGACAAGCGGACAAAAGCAGGAAAAGAAGAATGGGAGGCGCTGTTGGCATCCGGGAAGAATGTTCTTTCGCAGGAAGATGGCGACACCATCGCGGGCATGGTCGAGGCTATCAAAGCCCATCCGGAAGCACTCGCACTGCTCAAGGGAGAGCACGAGGTCCCTATTGTTTGGACGGACCCGACAACGGGAGAAGAATGCAAGTGCCGTCCCGATGTGATTGGCGATGGCGTGATCGTTGATTACAAGACCACAAGCTCCTGCGAAAACGGAGCATTCGAGAGAGACGCAAGGAAGTACGGGTATCAGCTCCAGGCGGCCATGTACCGCGAAGGACTGCTCCAGGCACGGCTTCAGGAGTTCGGCTTCGCGTTTGTCGCGCAGGAAAAAACGGCTCCTTATGCCGTCCGCATTTATCGGTGTGATCCCGGCTGGATCGATGATGGCGTGGAGATCTATCGGGATCTGCTGGATCTGTATCACAAGTGCAAGACAAAGAATGAATGGCCCGGATACGAGGAGGTGACAATGTATGGAGCCTAATTTGACACATTGGAAGAAGCTGACAAATCCGGATTATCTCGGCGCGTATGCGTTCGATCCCGGAGAGATCAAGATCGTAACGATCAGCAATGTTGGCGTGGAAATGGTTCAGAATCAGACCGGCAGCAAGGAGGAGTGCATCGTGGCGCATTTTTCCGAAGATGTGAAGCCGCTGATCCTGAACAAGACAAACTGCAAGACCATTCAGAAGCTCTACGGCACGGCCTATATCGAAGAGTGGGTTGGGAAGAGGATCCAGCTCAACGTGAAGAAGGTTTCCGCGTTCGGTGACGTGGTCGATGCGGTCCGCGTTATGTCGTCCCTTCCGGGGGATGATCTGATCTGTGAAGAATGCCACAAGATCATCAAGCCTGCTGCCGGTAAGTCAGCAAAGGAACTTGCAACATTGGCAAAAGAGCACACAGGAAAAGCTCTTTGCCTGGAATGCCAGAAAAAATATAAGGAGGAGAACAAATAATGGCAGAACAACTTAACCTTGAACACCTGATGCTGGAGGACGGTTCGTATGTACTTCTGGAGGAAGGGACCTATCGCTTTATGGTGCGCAGTCACTCCGTAGATTACTATTCCGGAGATTCTGAGAAGATCCCGCCCAACACGCAGGTGGTCACTGCGGAGCTGGAGATCCCCTACACGGACGAAACGGGTACGCTTTGCACGGTGATCGTCAAAAACAAGCTGAATGTTTATCAGAAGGTGCTCTTTATCATTCGGCAGTTTACCAATGCCATCGGGCTTACGCCGGAGGTCGGCAAGGTCCCGATCAACCTGCTCGACATGGACGGAAAGACCGGGATCTGTGAGATTACGCACAGAGAGGGGAGCAACGGCAACACTTATAACAATGTAAGCACATTCTATGCTCCGTCAAAGGCCCCGAAGGTTTGCCTTAACGATGCGGAGTGGGCGCAGTGGGATTGCGGAAAGGGCTTCGTGGAAATCTCTGACGAAGCAGCAAAGGAGCTGCCGTGGAGTTAAGACCATACCAGAAGGCAGCGGTCGAAGCGATCAACAGCAAATGGTCGGAATGGGATCGGGAGCTCCTGGTCCTTCCGACCGGATGCGGAAAGACGGTAGTATTTAACACCATCGCACATCAGCGAACCGGGAAAACGCTCATTCTTGCACACAGAGAAGAGCTGATCGAACAGGCAAGAGACAAGTATTTTGCCATGTTTGGCGAAACACCCGGAAAAATCAAAGCGCAGGAAACGGACATCCGGCAGGTGACGGTTGGATCCGTGCAGACCATGATGCGCAGAGATTATTCCGGACAGTTTCAAACGGTTATCGTGGATGAAGCACATCATGCCATTTCTGACAGTTATCAGACTGTGCTGAATCAATTCCCCGATGCAAAGGTGCTGGGCGTGACTGCTACACCGGATCGCGGAGACAAGAAAAGCCTCGCGAGATATTTTGACGGCATCGCTTACGAGTACGGATTGAAACAGGCCGTTTCGGAAGGGTATCTGTGCAAGATCAACGCAAGAACGGTTCCGCTCCAGATCGACATGAATGAGGTCAAGGTGTCGGTCGGTGATTTCCAGCTTGAATCCGTTGCCGAGGCTCTGCAACCATACCTTCCCCAGATCGCGGAAGCGGTCGTTGAACACGCATACGATAGAAAAACCGTGATCTTCTGTCCGCTGATCTCAATCGCGCAAGAACTCGCGGGGATGATCCCGGGAGCGCGGGAAGTAAACGGCAACAGTTCTGATCGGAAGGAAGTCCTCGAATGGTTCGACAAGGCCGGCAAGGGAGCCGTCCTGTGTAACGCCATGCTGCTCACAGAAGGGTGGGATTGTCCGTCCTGCGATTGCGTGGTGGTGCTTCGGCCTACGAAGATCAGGTCCTTATATTGTCAGATGGTCGGTCGCGGCACAAGGTTATTCCCCGGGAAAAAGGATCTGCTTATCCTTGATTTCTTATGGCTCTGCAAAAAGCACAATCTCTGCAAGCCTGCGTCTCTTGCATCTGACAACCCCGATGACATCGAGAAGGTAGTGCAGGCATCAGAAGAGGATGAAATTGATCTGTTCGATGCCGTATCGGACGCAGAAGATGCCAGACGGAGAGCATTGGCCGAAGCACTCGCAAAACAGGCACGCAAAAAGGCAACCCTTGTCAATCCGCTGGAGATCTTCGCCATCCTGGACGACATCGGGCTTGCTGATTATGAGCCTACCTTTGCATGGGAAGAATCCGATGCAAGCGAAGCGCAGATCAGAGCACTGAACAATTTCGGCGTGGATGCTGACGGAATAACAAAGGGGTATGCGAATGCAATCCTTGACAAGCTGATAAGCAGAGCAAACGCAGGAAAGGCAACAATAAAACAGATGCGTGCTCTTAAGCGTCTAGGATATGACCCGATAGATTGGAGCTTTGAGCAGGCACAGCAGAAGATCGCTGCATTGGCAGCAGTCGGCTGGCAGAGGTGGAGGCTACATGATTGATATTTCAGAATTATTATCGTACATCCCACCGGACGATTATGACGATTGGATCAAGGTGGGAATGGCTCTAAAGCACGAAGGAGCGGATTTAAGCGTATGGGAATCCTGGAGCATGGGATCGAACAAGTTCCAGAGCGGAGACTGCGCAAAGCGGTGGAAGTCCTTTGATTCCGATGAGATCACCGGCGGCACGCTCTACCATCTGGCCACCAAATACGGATACAATCCGCCATCGGGCATGGATAACGATTTCGATCTGACAAATCTGCTCCTGGATGATTACCATGTGGATCCGTCCTTCGTGTCGAGAGAAAAGATCCCGCAGGTGACCGGACAATACGATGCACGCGGCGAAATGCTCGAATACTTCACTACCTTATTCGAGCCTGATGATTTTGTCGGATACTGCATTCGGTTCAGGCAGGACAAGGACGGCAAGTATAAGCCAACGGACACGCAGTATCGCAGAACAGCCGGAGATATTATCTCAAAGCTCCGGTCAAGTTCCATAGAAATGGCGCTGGGGACGCTCGATCAGAACGCCGGAGCATATGTCCGATTCAATCCGCTGGATGGCAAGGGCGAAAACAATTCCAATGTAATAAGAAGGAAGTATTGCCTGCTCGAATCAGACACCATCCCGCTGGAACAGCAATACGCACTGATCAAGGCCATGAATCTTCCGTGTGTTTTTGTGATCAGCTCCGGCGGAAAGTCACTTCACGCAATCGTGAAAGTGGACGCGGAAAATGAGGCCCAATACAAAGAACGGGTCCGCGACATATACGACTTTGCGGAGAAGTCAGGATTTAAGCCGGACGGACAGGACAAGAACGAGAGCAGATTCAGCAGGCTTCCGGGCGTGAAGCGCGGGGACCGATGGCAATACATTGTCGCCAGATCAATCGGCGCTCCTTCATACCAGGCGTGGATCGAGTGGAGACAGGAGCAGGCAGACGACCTTCCGACCGAAACCAATATGGCGGAGGTGTGGAATAACCTTCCACCACTCAAAGAAGAGCTGATCCCCGGCATTTTGAGAGCAGGTCACAAATTGCTCCTTGCAGGTCCTAGTAAGGCCGGGAAGAGCTTCCTTCTTATGAATCTTGCCGTATCATTCGCGGAAGGGATCGAGTGGATCGGGATCCCATGCAAGCAGGGGCGTGTCTGCTATGTGAACCTGGAGCTTGACGAGGCATCGTGTTTTGACAGATTCAGAGAGATCTATGAAAAGCTCGGGATCCCGCCTCGCAACATTTCAAATATTACGGTCTGGAACCTGCGCGGGCATTCCGTTCCTATGAATAAGCTGGCTCCGGTCATGATCCGCAGGTTTAAGTCCAAAGGCTACATCGCGATCATCGTGGATCCGATCTACAAGGTCATCACGGGTGACGAAAACAGCGCGACCGAAATGAGCGAGTTCTGTTCCTACTTTGACAAGGTGGCCACCGAAGTCGGTGTCGCAATGATCTATTGCCACCACCACTCGAAGGGCGCGGCGGGTAAGTATGCCAATGCTGCTGACAGGTCGTCCGGCTCCGGTGTCTTTGCCCGCGATCCTGATGCGATCCTCGATCTGCGAGAGGTCAGAGCAGATGGTTTTGATTCCGGTTATCGAAAGGAGTTCCCAGAAGCCTGCTCGGTGCTTTCCGGTTTCGAGATCAGCTCCACTCTGCGAGAGTTCGCACCGATGCAGCCGTTTCGCGTTTGGTTTGATCATCCGGTACACAGGAGGGATTCAAATAATTATCTCGGCGCGGCTCCATATGCTGATTCGTCAGATTCAGGACGCGGTGTTGCCGGTGACCAGAAGGGAAAGACGGATTGGTTTGAGACCGTGCAGGAGCTTCTGGAATGCGCACAGGTATCCGGCGATACGGCAGTGACGCTTGAAGCCGTTGGTATATCGGAGCAGAACGCAAAGAAGAAGTTTTCAAAGGAATCCAATTATGAGGTCGCAACCATAGGCAGTGAGAAGCTGGTCCACCTGCGGGAGGATGACACGATCATCTACAAGGGCGAAACATGGCACAGATACACGCGCGGGAGAACATTCATCTGGGGAAAACAATTCCCGAGTTCCGAGTGACAAAACCCTTATATATATAGTAACTCGTAACTCGGGGTAACTAGAAAACAAAAACCCATATACATGGTGTTACCCCTTACGGGGATGAAGTTACCCCGTAAAGGGGATAACCCCTGTATATAAAATGGCGCGGAAGGCAAAATCCAATGAAAAACGAAACAGTAACTCGAAAAAGTAACTCGGAAGATTGGCACCAGAAGCAGCTCATTCAGTGGTGCAGGCAGTTCGCATGGGGGCAGTTTTTGTACCATATCCCCAACGAGACGACCGGAGGGCAAGCGTGGGTCGTTCGGAATCGGCAGATGGGATGCAAGAAGGGAGTGCCGGATCTGTGTCTCCCGATCCCGATGCACGGCTATCATGGCCTATACATTGAGTTGAAAACCGAAAGAGGGAAATTGAGCCAGGAGCAGAAAAGATGGCTGAAGGACCTTTCCGCAATGGGATACAAGGCAGAGTGCTGTTATGGATGGGAATCCGCGCGGAACATATTGGAGGAATATATGAATGGGGAGATTTGACAAAGGTACAAGCGAATGGGAGTTCTTCGGGGAGCTGTTCGGGATCGTGGAGAAGTATTACGATCCGCGCTCCGGTGCAGATTATTGGTCGGCACTTACCCATGATCTGACGGAGCTGGCGCACAGGTACGAGGACAACAAGCAGCTCCACGCCCTTGCGAAGAACCTGGCGCACGGATTCCTTGATTATGTGGAGGAGGTGGCTCATGGCGCATCCACGAACAATATCAATAGATGATGTCGTCAAGGTCATTGACCTGATGAAAGAAGGACTGACCACGGAACAGGCGATGGACGCGCTGGGCCTGCCGTACAAGCTCCGCACGATGCAGACGAATGTCACACGATACAAACGGAGCCACGGGATTGAGGTTGGCAAGCGCGGACGGCCTACTGTTGAGGGGCAGAAGAAATACAAATCCGGCTGGATTCCCGTTCAGAAGAGGTATCTAGATGTCGGTCGGATCCATGCGCTGACAAATGCCGGATGGAGCGTTGAAAAGGTGGCGGATGATTTGAGTACGCTGCCCGAATATGTGGAGGAGATTTTACATGAGCGAGATCAAGACTATCACGCAACAGATTGAGGACATCTGCGGAGAGATATGTGACAACTACTGCAAATATCCGGAGCTTTCATTGGAGATGCACAAAGATCCTGACGAAGCAAACGAATGGATGATGAACAATTACTGCGAGAAATGTCCTCTGCTTCGGTTGAATTGAGGGGGTGATTCAATGGACGGACAAATAACCCTGACTGAAGCGATCTCATCCGTAACCTATGACCGCTACGGCAAACCATATTCCACGCCGGAATGGATGGATAAAGATCGTTGTGAGCTATGCCGTCATTGGACGCGACTGCCGGAAGAAGATCAGCCACCTGCCGGATGGGGCGTAAAAGGTCAATGCGATGTGATTTTTGACACGAAGCAATCCGGCTATTTTAAGACGAGCAAGACGAGCTATTGCGGACGATATGACGGATTGTTCGGATAGAAAGGAGCAAAAATGCGACTAATCGACATTCTCACGAACCTAAAGAATTGGAGCTTCGAGATCAACGGCCCGTATCGGCTCCAGCAGGCCGAAGCACAGACGATCCGTGATTCATTCGCAGATCTTCTGTTTCTCGAATTTCTGAAGAAAGAGATTCCTGCGGAGCAAATGGACGAATTGCTACACCGATACAATCGCGGAGAAGCGGAGAAAGGAGATTCAAATGACGAGAGATGCAATATTGAAGTGTCTGACAGACAGGCCCTGTGATGTCTGCGTGTTTCATGCTGACGGACATTGTCAAACATGGAATTGCGTTTTTGAGGAAGAGCCGGATGATGCGGAAGATTGCGAGGATAAAAGAATGACCAGAGAAGAAGCAATCAGGGCTTTGCGGTATGAGAGAAAAACAGCCTTGCATGAGAACAAAAGTGCTTTTGATATGGCAATCAAATCCTTATCCGCAGAGCCTTGCGAGGACGCGATCAGCAGACAGGCTGTTATTAACGAAGTAGACAACTATATTGAGAAAGCGCAAAGCACAAGTGTGATAGATGATTTTATATCGTTTGAAGAATTGGTAGTTAAAGCATTACCTCCCGTTACTCCGAAGCAGAAAATGGGGCATTGGATTAAGGTGGTGACAGAAACGGATTCTTTTGGCAATGAAACCTATCGTTACGAATGTTCAGAATGTGGTTTCTTTGCATTTTTCGGAACGGAACGCTATTGCCCGTATTGCGGAGCGAAGATGGAGGAAAGCGAAAATGGGTGATTGTATCAGCAGACAAGCGGTTCTTGATACCCTCGACACTACTGACAAATTCATGGACGAAGAAAGAACGGTCGAGACTTACAAGGCATTGTTGAAGGAGTGCTATGAAACCTTGTCACCCGTCACGCCAAAGCAGAAGTCGGGGAAGTGGATATATACCAAAGCGGTATCAACGGGGGAAATAATTTGGAGCGAGTGTTCTGTTTGCGGCGAAGGAGAACATGGTTGCGCAAAAAGGATGAAGTTTTGCCCGATGTGCGGTGCGAAGATGGCAGAAAGCGAGGTTTCGGAATGACAATGTGGGTTTGGGAAATTGATACTCCGCCGGATCAATGCCTATGCGATACTTGCATTCACAACAACGAAAGGACGCAATGTTGCGAAGCCGAAGATTGTTTTGGCGGAGATCATTATGACAATCAGATGTCATTGTTTGAGACACAAGAAGGAGAGGATTGAATGACCGCGAAAGAATATTCCGAAAGGAGTGATGACCTATGAGAGATTACAGACGGACGAAAGGCAAATATGTTCTCCCAGATGCCGTGTATCATCAAGTGCTTTGGCAGATTCGGGACTACTATCGCTTGAAGTCCGAAGCAGAAGCAATCATTGAGGAATCCGGCTCCACGATTGGTGACGGAATGCCGCACGGATCACCGTCTCCTGATGGCGTGTTCAACAAGGTCCAGCGCAGGCTTGATCTGCTCCGGATCGTGGATATGGTTGACAAGGAAATGGCGATGATCCCGCGAGAGTATCAGCAAGGCGTGTGGCGGAATATCCTCTACCGTACGGCATTCCCTCTGGACGCTGATCGCTCGACTTATGCCAGGTACAAATCGCGGATGATTTATAACCTTGCGGAAAGGCAGGGATTGATATGATATGTGATTCTGATTTGTATGCGGAGCGTGACGGAATTGAGATTCAGAAATACATGAAGTATGAGCGCAGACATACGCGCTATATGATACCATGCGCAAAGTGCGGCAGGATCGTTCCGAAAGGAAGGTATGATCCCGAAAAGGTTTATCTTTGCGATTACTGTAAGAAGGTGCAGGCAGCCAAAGCAAGAGCAGTCTTTGAAGATGCGTATGCTTCCATTAGATCTCCAAAAGAACAGCGTTTTGACAAGGCCGTGGAAAGGCTGAAGGCAATCGCGCCTGATCTTGATTTTGACCGGGCTATTAAGATTGCAGAGACAAGGGCCGAGAAGTACGGAAGCATTCCGGAAGCGATGGCGGCGATCGTCCTGATTTACTCTGGATATAGCATCATACCACAGCAAAGGGTCGGGGCGTTGACGGTGGACTTCTGTTTGTCAAAGCAAAAGATAATTATTGAGGTTGACGGATCTCTCTATCATACCAGCCGAGAGAAGTCCTTGCAGCGTGATGCACGGATTCAGGCTATGCTGGGCCACGATTGGGAAATCATCCATCTGCCGGCGGAAGGAATCGGGAAAAATCCTTTTCAGATTCCGAAAGCAATTTCTGAAATATTGCAACACCGGGGAAAAAAATCTGTGAGATAATGACAGGGTAAGAAAAGCGGAGATTATCGTCTCTGCTTTTTTTATGCTCCCCCGGGGTGTCAACAATAAGGGGGTATCAAACACATGGCAGCAGGCAGATGGGGGAGGGGCAGGTGATAGCATGGCCGGGATAAGAAGGTCTACCCGGTATAGCCGGAAGATCAGGCCGATGGCATTCGCAAGAGACAAGAAGGCAAATGCAGTCTGCTGGATCTGCGGACAGCCGATTGATTATTTCTTAAAGCCCAGCTCCGCTCCGAACGCTTGGGAAGGCGATCATGTTGTCCCTTTGTCCAGGGGCGGCGAAGAGCTTGACATGAACAACATTCGAGCTTCGCATGTACGGTGTAACCGGGCGCGAGGGAACGGCATCAGCGTAAATGATATTGGTCAACAGTCGCGGATATGGTAGGGGCCAAGGAATGTTGAATGCTTCGCCGGAAGCCGAGCCCACCGCTCG